TACCTGCCCACTTTAATAAACTTTGCTAGATCAAAAAGTATAGGTTTATCAACTATATACACATGGATTGATCAAAAACATGATTCATTTCATAAAGATTTTTTAGAAACCTATGAGAGAGTTGTTAAACATGCACAAAAAGAACACATACTACAGAATGGCTTACAAGGCTTATTTACGCCTCAATTTACCAAATTTGTTGCTGTAAACCTGACTGATATGAGAGAGCAGGGTATATTTGACAATACCGATGGTCTGGAGAGTGTAAATATCACATTCAACCGGGTAAAAAAGCAAGATACTAAGGATAAGGAAGAATAAGAGATCGTCGATTGTTGGACATTTTGTGAGGTTGATATTTGGTAAAATGCCAAGAAAATGAGAGTTTGTCACCGTGCTACAACAAAAAAAGCCAAATTTAGAGTGTAAACTGGAAAATTTACAGTTAACAAAAGGGGAGTTTGCAAAGCGTATTGATGTAAATCCATCGACTGTAAGCCACTGGTTAAAATCAAATAAGGTCCCAAAAGTAGTAAGTTTGTATCTTGATCTTTTACTTGATATACAAGATCAGGTAGACAAGTTAAAAAGTAGATATGCATAATAAAAACAAAACCCCTGATTTTGACACTGAATTAGCAGGATTTACACCCCGACAATTGGAGGCTATAAGAAAGCTTGATTCAGGAGAGATTAAATTTTTATTGTATGGCGGGGCATTAGGTGGAGGGAAACTGTTAAGGTTATCAACCCCTATTCCGACAGTCGATGGCTGGGTAAAGATGTCTAATATAAAAGTCGGGCATCGAGTTTTTGACGAAAAGGGTCAAATCTGTAATGTTGTTGCTGTATCAGAAGAGCAATTTGACAAAACATATTGTATCAAATTTTCTGATGGGTCGGAGATTGTAGCGGGTGCGTCCCATGAATGGGTGACAGAAACACTATCCGACAGACAAAAACAATTAAGACACTCAGAAAAATATAGAATAAATAGAAAACGTACCAGGGTAAAAAGAGGTACAGGGAAAAGACCTGATTTAGCGGTATTAAATGGTAATAGGGTGTATATACCTCAAGAGGTTTTACCGACTGTTAAAACAACTCAAGAGATACATGATACACTAAAAATAGGGAATCAGGTTAATCATTGTATCCCTGTTTGTGGGGCAATAAATCTTCCTGACCAAAAGGTTTTGGTTGATCCATATGTTTTGGGTGCATGGTTAGGTGATGGATGTTCATCATCTGGACAAATAGCAGGGGAAGATCAAGCGATATTAGACAATATCAGAGAAGCTGGGTACGAAGTCACTGACCATGCTAATGTATTGAGTAGTCATGGCATATTAAAGCTCAAGATACAGTTAAGGGAATTAGGGGTTTTAAATAACAAGCATATTCCAATTCAATATTTAAGGGCATCGATAAATCAAAGATTGGCATTATTGCAAGGCTTAATGGATACAGACGGTTACTGTGATTTAAGGGGACAATGCGAAATACAGGTTGTGAATAAGGTTTTAGCTGAAAACATACAAGAATTATTGCACACATTAGGTATCAAAGTGTGTTTAAAAGTTGGTCGGGCTTTATTGTATGGTAAAGATTGCGGAGAAAAATATAGATTAAAGTTTTTATCTGAATGGCCCTGTTTTAGAGTTAAAAGAAAATTAGACCGGCAAAAAAGAGAAGGGTTTAGGGGCACACATAATAGACGGTACATAGTATCAGTCAATGAGTTACCAGCCGAAAAAATGAAATGTATAGAGGTTGATTCTCCATCTCATTTATATTTAGCTGGTGAATCAATGATTCCAACGCATAATAGTTATTTTCTCCGATGGTATGGTGTCCGGCGATTGATGGTACTTTTTAAGGTTTTTGGCATTAAAAACGCTGCTGGCATGTTGGCATGTGAGGATTATCCAAGCCTATCAGATAGGCAATTACAAAAGATAGCGACACAATTCCCTCCCTGGCTAGGGACATTATACGATAAACACAAGGTATATGGCCGATGTTTTTTGCTTAATCCTAAATGGGGTTCAGGGGCTTTATGCTTCAGAAATTTGGACGATCCGAGTAAATATGCATCAAGTGAGTGGGCTTTTATACTTGTAGATGAGTTAACAAAAAATAAGATTGATATATTTACTTTTTTAAGGACTAGGTTACGTTGGCCTGGATTAGATGATATTGAGTGTCAGTTTGTAGCTGGTACAAACCCTGGGGGGATAGGGCATAGTTGGGTAAAGCAACTCTGGATGGACAAAGATTTCCCGGAAGAGTTCATAAAACCAAAGGATTACCGGAGTCAATTTGATTATGTGCCGTCGTTAGCAAGTGATAACCCAAACCTAGGGCCTGATTATTGGGCGCAATTAAGCACATTACCAGAGCAATTAAGGCGGGCATTTAAAGACGGTGACTGGGATATATTTATCGGACAGGCTTTCCCTCAGTTTTCAAGACAGAAGCATGTTGGTAAAGTGATAAATATTCCTGATTATGCACAGTTATATATGACTTTTGACTGGGGGTTCGGTGCGCCATTCTCTATAGGTTGGTGGTGGGTTGATGCAGATGGAAGGATATGGAGATTTGCTGAATGGTATGGATGGAATGGTCACCCTAATCAAGGGTTGAGATTAGAGGATAGTGCAATAGCTGATGGAATATTACAAAGGGAAAGAGACTTAGGCATAACTGGACGGAATATAATCAGGCTATCAGGGCCAGACTGTTTTAGTAAAAAGCCAAATTATCAAGGTGGTGGACAAGGGCCAAGTACATCGGAGGTTTTCGCAAGCAGGGGTATATTGCTTAACCCTGGAGATGCAAGCCGGGAATTAAAAATAAGACAATTCAGGGAGAGGTTGACAGTCAAAGAAGGCGAAATGCCCATGATGATGATTGCCCCTGAATGTGACCAATTTATCAGGACAATACCTAACCTTGTAATGGATGAAAGGCATATTGAGGATATAGACACAAGTGGAGAGGATCATATCTATGATGAAGCTTGTCATATTTGCATGGCAAGGCCATTGTCAATAATGCCTAAATATCAGTCAATGACTATAGGCCAATTGGTAGACGATTACATAACAGGAAAATCGGATGTATTACCTTGGGAGATGGAAGCAGGAAAGCTTGGAAGTGGTAATAAATACATTAATTTTGGAGATTAAATGTTTAACTGGTGGCAAATACTAATAATAATGACATCTGGATTAGTAATATCCGGTGTTTTCATGCTTGGGGCTGTGTTTTTAGGTGGGATACTAGTCTTTAAGACAAAGACAATCACACAGCCGACACCTTTTTTCATGGAAGGGAAGCAAAAAGGAGAAAAGGCACAGAGTTATGTGTCGAATCTATATGCTGAGGGTGTGCCTGACTTGCTGGATGATAGTTTATCTCCGGCTGCTGCAAGGTTAAGGGAGCAAAAAAAGGTTGAGGATATAGATGATCATAAGACTCTAATGGAAAGAATAACGGGTAAGAAATGAGAATATACTGTTTATGCTGTAAAAAGTACATATTGGACACTACAGAGGCTTTTATATGCGGAGGGCCGTACAATGGCACAATGTTTAAAAGTGCACAGGGTATGCCTCCGTATGCTAAATATCCGAGACATGCAGGTATAGTTAAGAAAAATTTACAGTGCCCGTGGTGTTCAGGTGTATTTTTAGGGCCTAGCGATGAACTACTGACTGAGCATGGTAAGATTAAAGCGGGTCAGAAAACGTATGATCCTGATTTTAGTATTGTATGGCAGGAAGGGCCAGCTATAGGAAAGTTGATGTATATCAAGGATGCACCGGAGAGTGCTGAAAAGATAGAGCATGCAGATAAATTAATAGATGCTTCAATTCCTAACCCATATACAATAGCTGAAGTTATTGAAGAAAAAGAAAAAATAAGTAAAAAACGTGGTAGACCCTCAAAAAAGGCAAGTAAATGATAGAAACCACTGCTGAAAAGTCTGTTATAGACAAATATAATCCGAATAATCTGCCTAAAGCTGGTTCTGATCATGTTGGCAAGTATTTCAATCAATGTTGGGAAAAGGCCAGAAAAGAGAAGATAGGCAGACTTGGATTACATAAGAGATGGCTTGACCTTCACGCTGCTGTAAGAGGTAAAAGAGCCCCAAAGAAATACCCTAGGGTAGGCGTAAATCATCTTTTTAAGATCATAGAGGCTTATTGCGCTACGCTGACTGAGAAAGTGCCCATAGCTGAATTTGTGCTTGACAATGCAGACGATGAAATATTAGCTAAGTGTCTGGACAATGAAAGTCAAGACTGGTGGAATAACACCGAACAACAGGGCCTTTTATTTGCATCTACAAAGAACATGCAACTGTATGGTACTACATGCGAAAAAGGTGTATATAATCCTGAAACTGGCGAACCAGAGATTCTTTTAAGGGATAATTTTAATATATTTCCTGCACCGGGATTCTTGATGTGTGACCTCAATATCCCGTATTTGTGCGATATAGACATGTTATATCCTTGGGAGATAAGATCAAAATATGGTATTCCTGAAGATGTTGTTATACCTTCTGATGCTGAAGATCAGCTTGTAGGGTCTGTAAGAGAAACTACAAAAGGTGGAAAAAGTGGAGAGAGGGACACTGGAGCGCATTATACCACAAATTATGCTTCAATTGATGGGATTGAAAATAATGAAGCTATAAAGGGCAAGACTCTGGTTGTAGAAATATGGGTTCAGGATAAAAGCATGAGAACTGAGCCTATTATGAAAGATCAACCAGCTATTGATCCAGCTACGGGGCAAATGATAGTTGATCCTATGACAGGCCAGCCTATGATGCAGCAGGTAGAAGTGGGTAGTAGGGAGCTTCCGGTATACAGAGATGGTATAAGACATATTGTGTTATGTCCTGCATTGCTAAGTAATACTGAGATTAAGGGCATTCTGGATGATAGTCCTAATCCGACTATAAATTGGAATTTGTTACAGGTAAGAATAGATGAACTTGTGGCTAGTGGAAGACAGGTTCCAGCAGTTGATCCTAATGGTCAGCCTGTAATCGATCCAACTACGGGGCAGCCAGCGGTTCAGATAATTCCAGTATCGCCTGAAGAGGCAGAAGCAGAGATATATGACAAGGCTAAATTATGCTTTCCATATTGGGGTAAATATCCTTATTCGATAGTACCAAGCAGGGTTGATACTTCGCAATGGTGGGGATTCAGCATCATAGAGCAGTTGGAAGAGTCTCAAGGCAAGATTGAGTTAATGTTGACTAAGTATTTAACAGCCTTAGAGCATCAGATGTTTCCGATATTACTTAATCCTCAAGGGTCAGGTGTAAAGAATAGCGAAATATCAAATGATGTTGGACTTATACTCAATCCTACAGTAGCGACAGCGGCGGGATTTAGGTATTTAGAACGTCCACAGCCCCCAAATGAATATTTAGCTGCTATTCAGTTTTTAATGAATGAGCAAGATATTATTTCAATGACCCCTGAAGTCTCTGAGGGTAGAAGGCCGACTGGCATAAGTGCTGCATCTGCTATTATAGCTTTACAGGATAAAGCGGCTACTCTTGCAAACCCACAGATAAGACAGGTTGATACTATTGTGAGAAATAGAGGCCGGTTGTGGGCACATTTTAAAATGAACTTTGATACAGCTACTAAACAGATTAGAGTTGAAAACCAGATAGTCCAGTTCAAAGGCATTGATATATTTAGCAGGTTTAATTTTATTGTGGAGTCTGGAAGTTCTGCACCTATTACAAAGGCAGGAAGACGACAGCAGTTTGTGGAACTTAGAAAGATAGGTGATATGGACAGGCTGAGCCTTCTTGAAATGCTTGAGATTCCCAATGCCAAGTTAATCAATGAAAGGCTTGTCCAAGAACAGGGTGTACCTGGGGCTTTAAAATTATTAGCTGAAGCCGGATGCCCTATTCCTGTATTGCAACAGGTTCAACAGATAGTAATGCAGGAACAAATGAGAATAAGGAATCAGGGCGGGACAGGACAGCAGAACAGTAAAACTCCTGAAAAGCCAAAGGCGGGTGGCTATAGCGAAGGAATGACAGCAGCAAATGATCAAATGGCAGAAATAAGAGAGGGATAATATGTCAGAAATAATAGACCTTAAATGTAAAAATAAATCAACAGATATGTCTTATGGTATAAGTGCTTCAAAAGAATCCTATCCGTGGGGCCTTAAAATAAACCTCAATGATGATTCAATAGAGAAATTAGGCTTAGATGTCAGTAAGCTAAAAACTGGCGAGCCTTACAAGGGAAATTGTGAATTTATTATAACGAGCATTTCACAGAACGACTACGAAGGCAAAATATCAAATGAAGTATCCCTTCAGATAACCGGGATGTCGGTTCCTAAAAAGGTAAGCACAGACAGATTACAGTCTGGCAAAGATATTCTAAATAAAATGCGGAGTGCTAAATAATGCCCCTTTATGACTATATATGCCCTAATTGTGGCAAAAAAGACGAAAGATTTTTAATGATATCCGAATGCGATACTTCACAATATTGTTCTAAGTGTAAGTGTTTATTAGATAAAGTAATAACACTTGGACATGGTGGCATATGGAGAAAAGGTGATTCTGTGCCGTGGGTAAGAAGTGTGGCAAAGTTTTTGACTGATGGAGATAAGCCTAATCCAAATATAAATACATTGGACGATCTCAGAACATATTACAAAGAGCATCCGAATATAAGGCCAAAGGAAAGCCATCCAGCTTTTCCATCTTCTTATGGTGACGCTATAGATGCAGGGCATGTTAACAAAGAACAACAAAAGGTTGAACGAAGTCGAAAGGCTTTTGAACACCTCCGTAATTTACGGAGAATAGAAATTAACTCAGGAGTCGGACAATCCGCATAGGAACCTGACTCATTGACGGATAATCCGAAAGGAACCTGTCAGAAAGGAAACAAGATGGAAAATGAAAATGGATCAACTGGAACACCTGACGGAAACGTTGGACAAGGGACAGGGGATAGCGGTGGACAGAATACTGTAAATTATGCAGGATTTGAGACACCGGAGGCATTGGCGGCGGCGTATATATCAAAGGCAACTGAAATTGAAAGCCTAAATGAAAAAATACGTAATTTAGAGTCTTTGAGAGGTCATCATGGAACTGAAATAGGCAATTTAAGAACACAGCTTGCCACAATGCAGGGCCAGTTACAGACTTATCAAAGCATGGTTTCTCAGAATCAAGGGCCAACTATACAGGATATTAAAGCCAAGTTAGATAGAGGCGATATATCTGATGCAGATGCAATAGAGTTGGTACACAAAATAACCCTAAGTGAAGCAGAAAAAAAACTTAAAACTTATTATGAAGAGACTTTCAACAAGAAAATCAATGATTTTAAGTCGGAACTTGCATTCGAGAAGTACAAAGAGAAGTTTCTTTCTGAAAATAAGGGTTATCAGGAAGCGTTTGAAACCGGAAAGCTTGATAAATGGATATCTAAGGGAATTTCAGGCCAGATTGCTTGGGATAAATACCAGCTTGAACTTAAAAATGCTGAACTTGATTCTTTAAAAAAGCAGGCCGCCAAAGAAAAAGAGGACGCAGAAAAAAAAGGCATGGAAAAAGGTGTAAAAATTGAACAAGGAAAAGCCGGAGCCAGTAAAGTATTAAATGGTAAATCAACAGCTTTCTCACAGTATCAGGGTAACTATGATCTTTCAAACCCACAGCAAAGGAGACAGGCTGGTATTGACCGATTAAACCAAATACGGACTGGTGCTGGCTAACATAATAAAAGGAGATTAAATCATGGCATTAACATTGAGTGAAATTCAGAGTTTGACGCAGGATGTATGGCTTCCCGGAGCGCAGAACAACTGGAAAATGGGCAACATTATGCTTTATAAGTTGCTTGAAGGCGCACAGACCGCACCCAAAGGCGAAAAGGTACGTCAGGTACTTGAATATGCAAAGTCTAATGGCGGTGCGATGGGTGCATCAACTATTTTTAACACAACCAAAAAGGCAATTTTCAACGCTGCAAGGTTTGAATGGGCTAAGTTTTGGGCTGGTACAACCTATGATATAGATGATGAAGTTCAGGTATCCGGCGGTGGGTCTGAAGTCGATATAATCATGGGTAAGCTTGACAATATGCAGTCTACAATTCGTGATATCATGGGTGATTCTATATGGACAGCGTATTCAACCGCTTTAACAACCTATGGATCAGAGACAACGCCTTTCTATGGTATTCCTGATCTTATGTCCGCAACAGGGTCTTTTGGTGGTATTGCTTATACTGATCTTGGAACATTTACAAGATTAGGAAGCTCTGCTTATATTTGGGCGCCTTATGTAGAGACAGGCGCAAGGGTGATGTCTTTTGATACCCTTCAGGAACTTGCAAGGAGTACCCGTGTTGGTGATGACAATGGCAAGGAAACAATAGACCTTATTGTTACTACAAGCACACTGAAAGACGCTTTTGAAGCATCAGTACAGCCGCAGCAGAGGCAGTATGATTCTGATCTTGCCAAAGTAGGGTTTGATACTATTAATTTCAGGAGTAATACCCCGGTGGTAGTTGATGATAAATGTACCGCAGCATCAGTTTATGGTTTTAATACAAAACTGATTGCACTTAGGCCACATGAGGATTTTAACTTTACCGAACCAGTTTGGAAAGAACCTACTAATCAGTATGTAAAAACCTGCCAGATTATTTGGGTAGGTGCGTTTACAACTGCTGCAAGAAGGGCACAGGGCCAGATGTCTACAGTAACGGCATCTTAATATTGACGGGGAGGGGAACCTCCCCACTTTAAAAGGAGATTTAATATGTACGCTTTAAATTTATATCTTAGCGAAGATGATGCTTATATGATTCCAGTTCCTCTCAATGGAAGAATATCAGCAGCGGTATCGGTAGTTAATGATGCTACCATTGATGCTGAAACAACAATAACTTTAACCGATGGAACAACTACTATAGGTGTAATTACAATAGCTGCTTCATCAGCAGAGGGAACTGTGGATACAATAGTTTTTGACGGTACAAGTCAAGGTAAAGTCTTAGTCGGGCCGGCAAAGCCCATTGTAGCAACTATGGCAGGAGGGGCAACAACGCCTGAAATTATGATGTCTGTACTGATAGATGAATTTCACGGCGCAGCAGTTTAACTAAGGAGGTGTTAAAATGTCATTAACAATAGATAACACCAAAATCATATCACTTGGAAGTAGACGAAAACTTATAGCTGATGTTGATTTTGACAGTTCGTATGCCTGGGGTGGGGAATCTTTTGATTATACTGCCAAAGGGTTTACAAGGGTTGATTCTGTCAGAATTGAACCTAAAGACGGCATTTCCTTTGAGTATGATTATACAAACAAAAAGATAAAGGCTTTTGTCCCTGCACCTCCGATTGTATTTGAGGAGGTTGTTACTGTAACAAATAATGTTGGCTATTTGAAGTATCCAGCAGCTCATATAGAATATGTTTCTGATGGGGCAGACCCTTTTATGGTAATACCGGGAGGATTAACCCCTGTGGCAAAATCTGTCGCTGTGGATATGGGATTTGATCTGACAACTGGTGTTTTGACCAAAGGCCAGAGATGTTCTTTAACCTTTAAATCTACCGATTCAGTGACTAAAGTCTATGTAAGTTATATTACACAGGCATGGAAAGAAGTAACTGATAATATGGTACAGGCTTGCATGACATCGGGTGTTAGGACATATGGACATGCCAATCTTGCATTTACAGCAGGGACTCCTGACATTGTAGCTTTGGGTGAAGATTTTGTTGCTCTTCAGAGTGTATGTTGGAATGATGCTGGAACAATAAAACCTATGTCACCTCTTAAAGATGATGCTGGTGTAACAAATGGAAGGACTGAATTTGTCGCAGATTTTAGGAAGGCTACTACTTTTGGGGAGCTTGCCTTCCATCAGACTGATGCGGTTGATACTTCCGGTGATGTTGTGTACGTGAATTATATCCGTGATCCTGGTAGTGGATTCCTTCATGACAGGTTTACAAATGCAGACATTGATGATTCCTCTGATACTATTACATTTACAGGATTCCCTCTTATTTGTTGTACTTGCGGAAGTTTACCGATGGAAACATCTAATAAGAAAGCCAAATTCACAAGCACTGGCACAACTCTTGCGGCAGGTGAAGCTAAATTCACAAGCCATCCTTTTCTGCCTGGAACTACAATGGCTATTGTTCCTGTAGTAACTATGCACGCTGATACTGATGATGATACTGCTCCTGCATGGATATCGGGATTCCCGTGGGAAATACAAGCTGTAAAGCTGGAAGCTCCTAACGGTATGAATCTGTCTAATGTCACAAATGCAAAATTGGAAGTTATAGGATATTAACAATTTAATAACCGGCAGGAATAAAATCCTGTCCGGTTAATTTAAAGGTTATTATGCTTCAGCCAGCAATAACATCAGCAATAAGATCACAAATAAAAGAGCCTACGCCTAAAAGACTTACTGATACTCAAATAGAGGCAGTAGTTTTAAGGGGTGTGCCGATGTTGGGTCTTAAAATAAAAGAAAAAGACCCTTCTTATTTTAACGAAAGAGTATCAGTAACCTCCAATTCAAATGTATTTTCTTTTCCTATCGGATGTAAAACTCTTGATAAAGTATGGGATTATTCAGGCAGAGCTATAACTATAACCGGAGCTGCCAATAATGGATCAGGTTTAATTAGAATTACCGCCGCAAGCCATAGTTTTGCAGATGGGGCGATAGTAAGAATACATGATGTAACTGGATGTACTGAGGCTAATGGAGCATGGAAGATTGATTATGTAAGCGATAGCACTTTTGATCTTTTAGGGTCTACTTTTGCTAATGCTTATGTTTCTGGCGGTAAAGTATTTCAAGAAAAGACTGATATGGTCGAAATAGTTAAAATTAATATGGCAGATCAGACCAACAATAATGCTTATGCTTATTTTTTACGGAAAAGACAGATAATAATTGATGATGTAACGTATGATTCTGATATTATTATAGATTATGAAGGTGCAGCGAGTGTACTTGCTGATATACCAGATGAATACCATGAGTATTTAATATCATGGGGTGTTGTAAATCTCATGGAACTTAAACCAGATGAAAAAGATTATGAGGAAAAAATAAAAAATCTAAATTTCCATAAGGCAATGATGATGAATGTTTTAGATGATATTTCAAGGTCTTTTGATACAAATTCAGAACCTTCTCGCATAAGGAATGTATGGAATGATTAAAAAATTTCTATATGTTTTAATAATATTATGGGCTTGTAATTGTTTTGGGGCTTCACAGCAACCAAGTTCTACAGATGCCTCTGTTATTGCGCAAAGAGCAAGGGTTTATTTAGGTGATCCTACTACTTGGGGAGGAACCCAAAAAAGTATATGGAGCGATGCTGAATTACTCCAATGGGTGAATGACGGCACAAATGATATAGTTGCCAGGACTCAATGCCTTGAAGATATAGAAACGGAAACTCTTGTTGCAAATACATATGCTTATTCTTTAACTACTAATTTTATAGCTATAAAAGCTGTTATTTATAAAAATGCTACAGGCAATGAATATACCCTTGAAAGAGGTAATTTTCAGGGGAAAGCTGGTAGTTTTTCTTTTGGTCAGACTCAGAGCATGACAGGCGCACCAGCATATTTCATGCAATGGGAAAATAGCGTTATTGTGTATCCTATTCCTGACGCAACAACGGCAGGGGATACTATTGACGTTTATATGGTAATACGTCCTACGGCTGCTGTAGGGGCATTTGATGATGTAAAAGTTCCAGCTTATTATGATAGGGCTTTAACTCTTTATATAGTTGCTCAAGCCTTATATAAAGATGGGAAATTTAGCAAGGCTTCAAGGATAATGACTGAATACTTAGCTGAACTTGATAGATACCGGGCTGATTATGTTGAACCTATGCCTAAAATTATCGAAGGTAAATAATGCGTAAAGCCTTAATATTATTTATTCTTTTATGCTCTACCCTTGTCTTTGCTAAAGGCGACAGGCGTGATGATCCCAGCTATCAGATAGAGCATGATAGAACAAAGGGATTTAGCCCTACTGAACATTATACTCAAGAACAGATTGACCGTGTTTCTGACACCTTTAATGGCATAAATTTCCATGAGTTTTATATCAATGAAGACTTGGGCGATGTAACCAGTAAATTAATATTTGGTAGAACAACCGGAGGGAATGCGGAGATATCTTGGGATGGTGTAAAATATGATTATACCAAGCAAAATATAATTTTAAATGGGTATACTACACTTTCAAGGATGTATAGTGGGGGTGATTCGGTTTTTGGTCATAACATATACTCCGATACAGCGTCGAGAGTATTAAAGCAGTCAAATGATAGTTATTATTCTGCCTGGATTAGAATCTATTATAACGAGGGTATATCTTTTGGTGGTAGAAATGTAGCTGGAAGTGCAGGCGATATAGTCCATGCCCCTGCTGGTACTACTAATGAATATATGAGATTAAATCTTCTAGGTCAGTGATTAATTGGAACAACATCACCTGTAAGTACTGAAAAACTCAGGGGCAATGGGGCAGGTTATTTTGCTGG